TTTAGACGTCTGCTTTAACGAATCGTATATTTTATTTTTGCTTTGCTGATTATAACTTTGTGATTCTTCCTCATCTAGGTCTCTTATTCTCAAACTGTCCACATCAAACTCCAAGTCTACTTTCTGTCCAACACCAGAACTACTTCTAGTCTTCATGAACTGTATCTGATATCTGCCACGTTCCTTCATTGCCCTACTCGTGAATATACCTATCACGTTGTCAGCAGTTTGTATCTTGGATAGTCCACCTGATATGTGAGAGTGATCAAACTCTATCTCTTCAACACTGGCCCTGTTCAACTGTGATGCTGTTGCCAGTATACATTGTTTTTCCACAACTAAATTTCTAAGTTCTTCAGAAACATACTTGTCTTTGATAAACAAATCTGCCGGGGATATTCTTTTTGATTTTGGCATCATGAGATCCAAATAGTCTATCAATATACAATCTATTTTCTTTTTTGTTTTCAGCTCTAATTCTTTAAGGTATGTTCTAATATCTAATACATTACTGCCACTTGGCAAGTATTTGATTTGTAAATTTCCTGCTTTCTTTGCCAGCATCTTAACTTTCATTTCTACAGTATCTATTTCCGGAAAAACTTTCTTGGTTGGAATGTTAGTCATCATGGCATCTAATCTCATGGCTGTAAGTTGTTCACTTAATTCAAACGATATGTAAACTGTATTCAAACCAGCCAGTGACCAATTAACTGCAAGATTCTGTAAGAATAAACTTTTGCCGGCACCTGATCCACCTGCAAATATGTTTAGTTCTCCTCGGTTAAATCCACCAAACAGTTTCTTATCTAAATTGGCCCACCCTGTGCTGATTTGCCCGTTGGAGTTTTTTAAAGCCTCCAACCTTGCTTTAGGATCATCAAAATAATCTGTTCCTAAATCTCTTGTAAGTCCAACGTTCACTGCTTCTTTGACCATGTCTTCCACGGGTGCATAGTCTCCTCGTTCTAACATATCTGCCGACGAAAGTATTGCACGTTCTAATGCCTTATGTCGACAAAATGTTTCAAACTCGTCTAGTAACCAATTGAAGTGTGCTGGATCTAAATCTTTTGCTGTTTTAAGTTTTATATCGTGTTCTGCATTTACTATTTCTACTTCTGGCATAACCTTATATTCGTCCATATACTCTTTGATAAACTTTGCAATTGGTTGCAGTTTTCTATCAAATGCTTTTGGTTCAAATATATTTTGTGCTCTTGCAAACGATTCGGCATCTGCTAACAGCATTTCCATATACAACTTTTGTACATCGAACGAATAGTTTTTTGCTTCAGGTTGTTGATCTTTATAATCAGCCATACATCTTTCTCTTTAAATCTATTTTTAGTTTACTTGATTCTGTACTTTTTAGTATAGATTGTATAGTAAATAGTCTTCCATATTTTAACACAGCATCGGCCACATCGTCAACTCCATCTTCCCATTCTGGAAAAGCAACAGACCATCCAAATTCTATAGCCTGGTTAATCAACTTTTCTCCTGGTGCATCTCTATCAGGAACAACTATCACTTGTCGATTTAAATTGTTAATCAATTCTCTTTGTACATCATTTATCTCTGAGCCAAGTATGCTGACTCCAGAAACGGTAATTGCATCAAATGGACCTTCTGTTACCAACACAAACTTTCTTGACCAATCTTGTACGTCCATATTGAACACATAGCCTGGTTGCACGTCGGTATAGTATTTTACTTTATCTGATCCGTCAAACAGTCTGCCTGTAAATCCAACAATATCACCTCTCCAATAAAATGGAATCAATAATCTTTTATCTACGTCCCAGGTTTGATCTGGGGAATACATGAAGTCATACCAATCCGGACTTATACCTCTGGTTCTGAGATAATCTAGTAATCCGTTTATCTTCTCCCATTGTGGTGCAGTTAAGTCCTTTGCAAAATACTTTTCCAACCAAACTTCTAGGTTGTGTGAATTTTTAGGAAGGTTCTTGTGTTTGAATGTTACAAATTTTTTCTTTTCGTATTTGAAGTCTGAGGCTTCTTCCCTCATGGCCTCTATTGCTAATTTTTTTATTGTGTCTTCTGGTATACCAAGCCAACCCATCAAGGTTCGCATTTTTTGTGTTAGCCTACGTCCAATTATGTATGATGTCTTGTATCCACAGTTGAAACAATGATAAGATAGGGCGCCGTCCACACCTGTCATGATTCCGCCACGTTTCTTTTTGTCCTGCGATTCGCCATTATGTATGCAACAAGGTGCATTGAAACTTATCCATCCACTTGGGGTTTTCTTTTTACCGCTAGGCAACGAAGTCAGAATTGTATTCTGTATCAGGTTCATATTCTACTATTTTACTGTCTATAAAGTATTTTGTCAACTGAACCAGTGTTACCAGATGAGTTACCCCAACTGAATCTTATTTGTTGGTAAACACCATTGAAGTTGTAATAGTTGACGGCAGATGAACTGCTGAAGTCTACGCCCGGTTTTGCTTGACCATCTAAGGTAATATCAAACCAATTGGTAGTGTTAGTGTCGCTTTCCATTGTGCCCTGCACTCTTAATGTGCCGGTAAAGTTTGTTGTGTAAACTTGGATTGTGTGTAATGCTTTGTTGTTGTTGATTCCTGGTCTTGCGTCTATCACAGAAGATGTTCTTGGCAGTGGACCAGTAGTAAGTGTGAATGTTGATGTTTCATGACTACCCACAAACTCCGGATATGCTCCATCTAGTACTTCGATAGTGCCGCCTGCAACATAACTTGTATCTGTATAAGTCACTATCGTACTTCCGTCTTCTTTGATTTCTTTTATAGAATAGTTGTAAAACTTGGCATCTAACCCTAATAAATCACCATCAGATATCTCGCATACTGCCTGGCCTTTTTTTGATACTGTGCTTCCATCGTCGATTGGTTTTAGTGTTTTTGTGATTACTGCTTTCTTTGATTGAGTATCTATAATATCTAATTGATAGTAATTACCCGTGTCTACAGTTTTTGCAGATACGTCCTGCTTCTTCTGATCTTCGTTTTTGAACGTAAATGTAAGGGGATTAGTAACTCCTCTATGTAGTGTTAGTCGTCTATCGTACACTTTTGAATTCCTTCCGTGATAACCACTTTGGTAAACAATTACCATCTGTTTTATTAAATACCTTTGTATTGTTTGCATAGTACATATTTAACAATATTTATGGACAGAGAATGAATGAAGTTTTTAACACACTGAGGGACAAATTCCCATTTTTAAGCCTTATAAGAAAGGGTGACATGGAGTTTGTGGGCATCGTACAAAATGAAGACGCAAATGTGATCAGCTTTTACGATTACGGCAGTCTAATGAACCCGCAGGACAAAATGAGATATTTGAAGTGTGGTGAAATTTGGTGGTACGAGTCAAATAGAAAAATACCAATTAATATCTTCCTCAAAGGTGATTTTAGGTATTTTAGAAATACTCTTAAAACATTAAACTCAAAAGATGTAGAAATAGCACATGGGCCAACAGTGAAGCTGGCTGAAATTTCAAAGAAGCGAGTAAAAAGAAGAACTATTCAGTTAGTAAGACGTCCGATCTAATCTAATTTCTTTTCAGGAAGTATAGCACCAGTTGTAAGATAGTGTTGTGTTAACGGACTATCTGGCTGATAACCATATGGATCCTTTTTAGAAGCGGAGTATTTTTTAGAACGTTTTTTTTGGATTTTCTTTTTAGGTTTTTGATGTTGCATCAAAGCTATATTTATCACGTGCAATCAAATTCATCTGTACAACGATAGCCTGGGCATATGCAATGGCATGGGATTTTTTAAAGAAGTATGAGCCATCTGCAGGTTTAGTCCAGACTTCTTTCATTATATCTTTCCAGTCCTTGTACATAAGTCCTCTTTTTGCAGGACGTATAATTGCCAATACAGCCGCAAGTTGTTCTATCGTTTTAGGTTCAAGTTTGTTAACAATATTAAAGTGTCCATTCAAATGGAAAAGGGTTTCAACAGTTTTTGCATCTTTGAGCATGTCCCAATCAGGTTCTTGTATCATTAATTCTACAAGCTCTTGCTCGGACTTGACATCTTTGTATATGTTCACATTCAAGCAATCAATTTTGAAGTATCCTCTATCTTCCGCTTTCTTGTGATCCAATGTGGCTTGGCCATCTATAGGATCAGTTGGTACCGCATGAAAGTAAACACCGGTTTTATGTTTTTCTATTTTATCATCTTTTATAATAGATGCAGGCGAATGTTTGAATAATTTCAGTACACCGTCTCTATCAAAAAAGTCTATGTCTACATCAGGCATTTTTCTTTTTGTAATCCTTTATTGTTTTCTTTAATTCTCCACCTTCAAAGTTTGGTAGATTCATTAATGTGTTTAACACTTGATTGTTTGGATCAAGTTTGTAAACTTCTATACCTAGTGAGTTTATAAATCTATCATCCATTGCTGTCTTAATATATTTTCCCATTAGTGATATTTTCCTTTGTTATAACTTATAAAATGATTGCGAGCCCCGGGGTGCAAGAATTCTAATACGTCTAATAATTTTTTATAGCCGGGCGTAACAAGAGTTTGGTGATCCATTTTTGGCATTACCACTCTACCAACTGATCCATCTCTCTTTATTATCACACACGAGTCACCATCCTCAAATTGCAAATCGTCGGATATTTCTAAATCTATTTTACTCAACTTTTGCCTCCTTGGCTGTTTCCCTGACAAACATTTTGTCTGCTGGGTATTGTTTAAATTTGTTAGACCAAAATTCTGCATTAATAAATCTCTGTGTCATCTGTAATTGTTCGTCGCTAAACGATTGTAACATTTTTTTTCCTGCAGAGCAACCTAGCAACATCCATGGACTTATCTTGCCTTGTTGAATATGTTGCACAGCTCTGTTTGTGTTTACTAGTCTAAAGTAGTCTGACCATTGTGCATTCTGCTCCTCAGCCCAGTCCATCATTGTAGCAATGGTTCTCTGAAGTGCGGCCTCAACTGGTTCTGATTTCATAGTTGCTATTAGGTATGTTTCGTACAAATCATCACGTGACCAATAATCAAGTTTTACTTTAGAAGTGATCACAAAGTCTATGTACTTCTCTGGGTACAACGGGTTGATGTGCATGATGTATCTGCCAAATTTTACAAATGCATTGTAGTAAGGTGAGTTACAAAAATCGTCATAAGTTTTTTGTTTCATGTTGTGCTGATGTATTTGATAGAATCTTTGGAAAACCATGAACGCATTCACAACCCACTTTTCATCTCTTTGCAGATATCTTCTTTTGGGCTCGCACAGATGTACTTGCAGTGTTCGTTCCTTAGCAAACTCCTTGCCACAGTATGTGCATTTATATTTTTTCGATTCCATGTTCCTCTAATAATTGTTCAAGCTCTCGGTCAGTGATTACTGCATCTAATGTTTCTAGATCTGTTTCTTTAGCATTTGGATACAACTGTTGCAACTGTTTCAGCGACTTATTAGGTACACGTTTCATTGGTTTTATCCATGGATGGAACTGTGGTTGTAACGCACCACACATAGCAGTAAGTATCCAACATAATTTTTTGTGTTTACTCGATAGAGTGAACAGATGCTTATTCACACATTCATTGACCATTTCTACATAATGCTCTATATAAAATTTATCTTTGGACGACACACTAGATGCATATCTCATCAACATATAGGGCGAGTACAATGATTTTTCATGATCATCTATTCTATCATAATAGTCTTTGTTCCTGTAATCCACTGCTTTAAGGCCATTACGTAATTCAAAAAATTTTCTTTTACTTTTTTGTTTTTCCGGCATATTTTAATCCAAATGTTGTGCAATCTTTTGGCGACACAAAAGTTAATTTTATTTTATTATGTAAATGTTGTAAACCTGAAAGTTTATCATTTAATTTAGATTTGGACAGCCAATCAAAAAAATCCATTGCCCATTTACCATCATCCATCCATACAGGTGTGCCGTCTGTAGTCACTATGATTGGCGCTTCTATTTTAATTGTTTTTCTACCAGACTGAGCCATAATCTAACTGTTCACATTGTCTTGATATGTCCTTAACGAAATAAGCACACATCGGTTTAGGACCATTGGTTAAAGGAACTGCAAGTAACTGTCCCGATTTAACTTTTGGAAAGTACCATTTCACTTCGGTGTAGATATCTACAACATCAATGGGATAAAAGTCTGGTTTAGCACTCGACAAGGGATTGAAAGTAAAAGCGTCAAACCCTCTATCGTTTAAACTTGTTATAGGTAATACATGCATTTCAGGTTGTCCTTGCTCGCCTATCAACATCTTCCAATCCAACGGCATCTTAATCTTGTGTTTGCCAATTTGTAACACAGCCGCCGGGGCATTAAAACTTTCTAAAAATATTAATGGTATGTAAAAGAAATCTGGTTCGTTTGGATCCGAATTGTCCAACACAGCGAAACGTAAATGTTCATCTACATATTCTGGTATTTTTTCTAGTGTATAACTTTTATTATCTAGTGTAAGGATTTTCATAATTTATCTTTTCTATATTATACGGATAATTTGCCTCTTTGTAAAACTTTTTCCTTGCACCGAGATGTCTTTTTGCAAATTTGCAACTGCTGGTAATATCCCATATCTGTACATTGTCTTTGTCTTCTGCTTTACGAATGCCTCTGCCTATACTCTGTATAACTCTCACGAATGATTTACCAGGTTCAATAAGAACAAGATTAAATATCCTAGGAATATTAATTCCAACGGATGCGACCCCGTAAGTTGCAATAATGATTTTATTTTGTGTTGTAGACACTTCATCGTAGTGTTCTTTCCTTTCTAAATTTTTTGTTGACCCTGATATAAACACAGAATCTTTTAAGTTTTTTTGTAGTATTTCGCCCGCGGAAATTCTGTCTACTAATATTAAAGTGTTTCCCGAAGTTGAAATATCATTTATTGTTTTGGCTACCCAGGTCATCCTGGTAGTATCCGTAGTTAGCCATTTTAATTCTTCAGCATAGGTTTTGAACTGTGGATGGTCTTGTGTTTGCAAAACATTCACGTGACAGTTTGCAAGTACACCTTTGTCCTGCAATTCACTTGCTTGTATTCTATGTGTCACATCACCTATGCTACATTTCAAACCCATAAATTCGTATTCTGCTTTAGGGACAGTACCTGTCAGCCCCCAACGTATTCCGCAGTGTGCAAAAGGCCCAGTCAGTAATCTTTTCAGTACATCTGCCTTGGCCATGTGCACCTCATCTATAATTACTGTGTTGATTCCTTTTATGGCCTCTGCAAATGCTTCGGAATGTTCGTCTTTACTTTTCTTTTCTAATACATTCAATGACTGCCATGTTGCTATTGTGTTGAATCTACCTAACTCTTTTCGGTCTCCATAGTACACACCTACATCTAGATTACAAGCAAGGAAGTCTTCCTCTGTTTGTGTTACTAGGCTTTTGTTTGGCACTATTGTTAGTGTACGTCCATATGGTTCTACTAGTTGACACAATGCCGCAGTAATAATTGTCTTACCTGCTCCTGTGGCTATCTCTTGGATACACTGTGGATTTTCTATAAATTTGTTTATTGTTTCTACTTGATAATCTCTTAATTCTATAGGTTGTCCTGCCATTGGGTGTGTATCAGGCCACTTAATGTCTGACAAATAATTTTTATCAATAGCCTTAAACTCAAAGTTGTGAGGTGTTCTACGGTCTTCGAAATCTACATACACTCCTCCGTCTTCTAGGATTGGTAATATTTCTTCTACTAGACTCAAGTAAGTAGAGCCACCCAGACCAAAAAAAGAAACCTTTCCGTCCCAACGTCCCAACTTGAATGCTGGAAGATGTCTGGCATATGGTATTTCGTATTTGAATTTGTTGGTAAGTTTTTTTCTCCACTCTAGAGATAAGTTTTCAAACTTTACGTTTACTTCATCTTTTATTACTAATTTACATGAACTCATAGTTTTATTATAATGTTATCATGCCAATCCCAACTGCTTGGCTGACTATCACTATAATACAACTTTTTAGGCAAATTATCAAGTAATCTTTTCAAGTTATCGGTACCAGACGAAAAATAACCACCACCGAGAGTAACAAGAGAAGCTTTAGGCTTCACAGCAGATTTCATTAGTGATCTCGGTATTCTATTCCTCACAAACATCACTTTGGTATTTTTATCTATATATTTGAATTGTTTGCTCAGTTGGTGTAGTTCAAATAATTGTTCAAACTTTTCGTCTGGAAGATTATTACCAATAACAAATTCTTTATAGACAGATTCTTCTATGTCTTTTTCTCTTTTAGGTTCCTTCAAGTCAAAACCCCACGACATTTCTTTTAAGGGATCTATTCCGTTTCGTTCAAAAGATTTGATCCAATGCCAGTATTCTGATATATCTTCTGTACTTGATATCTCTCCGGATACAGGCATTATAATAGGAAATGCTTCTAGTTCTTTGAGTCCTGCAATAACTTCATCTCTACTATATTCGTTTCTGTCTATCCATATTTTATGATTGGTGCATTGGGCAATTTTTTTTGCGGTGTACGTTTGTGTTGTAATATTCATATTGTTTGGCATCTGTACATAAAGATTTTTTAGTGCATCAACTTGCTGTACAACTTTTTTATCTTTCAAATTCTTTTCCCAATACTCTTGCAAAGATTCTGGGGCATCGTTCAGTACAATATGTCCTCCGATCATATGTGCAGTTGGTTGTTTGTAATTTTTAATCTCGTTTTTCACGACATCATACTCGTCGAGTAATGTTTCGTTGATAAATTTGAAATCATATCTTACTGCAATCAATGTAAGATAATATGTTGTAACATCGGTCTGTTTGAATGTCCACGTTTTGCTTTCACCGTCGTACCTTGCATAGCTACTAGGCAAGCCTTTCCTGTCCTTAAGGCATCTAACTAGTTGTATTATCTTCTTGTTATAAGGAAATTTTAATTCAATTTTATCCTCATCTTCGTCGATATATTTCTCAATAGTTTTTTCAAAACTGATAACTCTAAAAGCATCATCATATACAGGAAGATCTAGCAACCTTTTTATATCCATTCCGTGTTTTTGAAACTTTGTAAGATATCTTTTTAGTATTACAACTGCTAGTTTTGCCTGTTTCTCGGTCCAGGCATACTGTGCCTCTGCTAAGGATTTGACTGTCTCGATATCTTTGTTGTGGGGATTAATACGACCCTTTTGGCTGTCTTCCCAAAAATAATCATTATATGCTAGTATTTTAAGTGCTTCGTTAATTGTTTTTGGTAAATCTGTGTGCATTTTATCCTGGTGTTTCTTGATAATTATTAGTATATTATAGCATAACTGGTAATATAGTCAACCATGAAAAAACAGAAAAAAGCAAGAAAACATAAAACTAAAACTCTCAAAAAACAGTTTAAGGAAGTTCTGACTGTGAAAGAAGATGTTAAAGGATATAAACCAACACCTATGGTTGTTCTTCATTGGTATAGAAGATTAAATCAAATGCTTTTTGGTAATAGATTACCAAGTGTAGAAATACATATTAAAAAATTACATCATGATTGGGGTAGATGCGTTGCTGATTGGGACAATAGACAATGTAGAAAAGGAACGTACAATCAAAGAGTAATTCCTTATGATAAAGCAGATGTATTTTACAGAATAGAATTACATTGTAAGTTTCCTAAATGGAAGGACTTCATCGAAACCCTAGCACACGAAATGGTACACTTATATCAAATGACTGTATTGAAAGATCCTTATTCAAATCATAACGCAAACTTTTATGCGTTCGTACCAAAATTTAAGTCTGCTGGTTTAAGACTTTATCGTTAAATTCTTTATAGTTTAACAGCTCAAATCTATTGCTTCCATCCTCGAATGCAGGATTGCATACTTTTAAATAATCCGGTGGATTGTCATGTACAACTGTAAACTTGCAGTCGTGTCTCATTTTTTGCAATCCTCTAAATTGCCGTAACCAACCTTCAAAAATTGTATCGCTAGTCCTCGGTCCGTAATTGTCTGTGTCTTGGTAGATGTTGTTCTGTTGGCCCTTTCCATATTCTCTAAATTCAAAACCCAACAATACAATATGTTTGTGTCCATGCACACAGGCTGTCCACATAGCCGCGTTACCCGATATCCAATGTGGATTGTTAGGTATTAGGTTTAACATGTCCTTGTTTTGTTTCCTGTTGACTTCAAGAGATGGTGCATAGTGTACAGTCTTTAGTCCGACTTCATCTTCGCACATTTTTGATGTCATCTGTGTATCGACAGAAAATATATAGTCTGGCCAAAAATCTCTGTACAATGCGTTGCATCCGTATGTCTGTCCTGTATTTTTTAGAACATTTAGATCAAAACCTTTACGTGAAGGACCGTTACCAATAATATAAGCATTACCTCTAGGCACTGCTTTGACTTTGTCTTCATAGAATGCAGTCTCTTGAATTTTCTTTCCCTTCCTTATGATTGTTTTGACAATGATGGTTTCGCCTTTGTATTGTGTCCATTCTATCTGTGGGAACGGATCTGCCTGTGTACGTAAATTAACTTTTTGCATATTTTTCAACTAACCTTCCTTTAATTCTTTTCCATGGTTGCCCTGCTCGTATTTCATCCTCTCGCCATTCTGTGTAGGCCAATTTCTGTGCCCATTGTACTCTGTTTGGCATAGCAGGATTATTGATGTCACGTAGTTCTGTGTTGCCAACATCCAAACACAAACTAGATTTAGAAACAAAAACAGGAATGCCTGCGAACACTGCCTCCATTGCAGGATTAGAACTGTGATTGACAACTGCCCATGTCCTGTCAAGTGTGGCTTTGAAATCTGTATCATCAATGGTATTATAATCCCTTTTAGGTAATCTGACTTTGACGTTATTATACTTCCCTTCATCTAGATTAAAATGATTACGAGGATGAGGCCTAACCAATATTGGTCTAGTGGTGTATTGTCGTATTTCTTTTATTTGCTGTTCAATCCATTGTTGCATTTTTGGAAGTCCTTTCCACTGCTCACTGGCATCGTGTTGTCCACATATTACAATCATGTCGCCTGTGGGATTCCATGGTCTTAAAGTTTTGTTTAACATAGGCCATCGTTTGTCATCAAAATCTTGATTGGCAAAATCGGCATCGTTGTTAATTCCGTTGATGCCTAACTTAAAAGTTATGTTACGTAGGAGTCCACCAACCTCTATCACTATAACAGGCTTGCCAAGATTTCTAAATTTTTCCCATATTTGTTTGTAGCCGGACATCCTGCCAAGCCATAGCACTGACCAAATTACAGCAACATCTGAATTTTCTTCTTTGTCTACAATTACTTCTTGCCCGTCTTCTTTGAGGCTATGAATGAACGCATCAAAGATAGGTTTTGAATTAAGTGGACCGTATTGTGTGAAAACACTTATTCTCATGATGCAGGTCTATTCTTCCAATAATCAATTTGTGACACATCGGCAGGAGCATCGCTTCTCACTGGACGTAGATCATTTTTTGCACTAGTGCCTGTTTTTTTACGTTTACCTTTTAAGTGATCCATGTATAGTCCCAATTCGCTATTAACAAATACGTGATGCCCTTTTACACCTTTAGCATAACCAATGTCGTTTACTTTTATGTTTTGTTCATTTTGATATTTTTTTGTAAGATGCCAAAATACATACGAGTCGTGCCACTCTAGTAACTCAAAAACTTTATCAGTATTGTATAGTTCTTCCCAATCGTTTACAAAGTTTTGTATTTTAGGATGTTTAAGATTGTATCCTACAAATCCACATTCGGGATACTTTCCGCCGTCGTTTAACTGAAAACGTTCTCTTCCTAAATAAGTCAACATTGTATCTGCAGGTAAAAGATTTGTTAAAAAATCTAACGGAACATCTCTGAACGTAAATGTATCTGCATCTATCCAGACTACATAGTCGTATCCTTCTGAGTTACGTACAGCATTTATAACACTGAATACTTTATTAGAAAATCTTACTGCGTCCCAAAGAAACGAACCTTTGTTGGCATCTTTGCCACCACCTGTTTTAAGTTTTTCAGATCTACGAACACCTCCCGGAATCTCTTCGAGCTGTCCACATGCCACAGGATCGTTTTTGTGTTTACTTTTAAAAGCAAATAATTTTGGTTCTGCATTGTTTAGATCTACCCAAGTAATTTTTTCGTTATCAAAATTTGGTTTTGGTTCTTCGTTGTACACTGTGATATCTATATTGTTTGGGAAATGATCTAGCATGGATTGTACTCCACGTTTTGCAAATGATTCCCATGTGCCCGGCTTATAAGATGTAATAACTTTTATTTTCATAATCCAAGTTTTTCCTTAAATCTTTTAAAAACTGTTCCATTTATAATTTCTTCATTCGTCCATTGCTTATACCCGATATCGTATACCCATTGATCTCTGTCAGGATATTCTGGATTTTCAATTTTGTTTAAATCTTTATTTGCTACTGGCCAAGCAAGTGCAAGATCTGAGGTGCAAAAGGTAGGTATTCCACGAACACAAGAGTCGATGCAGGCAGTAGAATTGTGAGTAACAACAGCATGACAATTATTTAAAGCATCTTGGTAGTTGAATCTGTAGTACTTTTTTTCATCTCCTTCAAAAAACTTTTGTCCAATTATAACTTCTACATCTTTAGGAAATTCGTCTTTTCTACTTTCCATTTTTGCAACATGATTAGGATGCGGTCGAACCAAAAACTTTCTACTAGTGAGTGGCCTAATTTTTTTATATACGTCATTAAACCAATCTATTGGATCAAGTTCGTTCATGCTCCAGTTGTCTTTTGGTTGCAATACAAATAGTATAGGGTCTTCTGGATTTGATTTACGCCACGGATTATATTGTACGTTCCATAGCTTCTTCATCATTTCCCATCTATCCGGAGGTGAGTTGTCACTTAAAAAATTGCCGTTGTTCATCGGAGAGTACAAAGCAACACGCCAATGATGTTTAGGGTGTGTTACTGTGTTACCAAAACTAGATAAGATACCTCCGTCAAAAGTAATAATATAGATGCCTTTTTTCTTTGCACGTTCTACAAGATCTCTCCTTCTACCTTTTGTATGGTGTAACTGATTAGTGCCGCCATACCCAAACATACATCCAATAGGTGCAGTAGGCTCCATTTCGTTGTCTGTCCATGGACCGGTTTTATTTTCATTTACAATTATTGGGTTGTCGCCACAGGCACGAATGCCGGTAGCCATGTCTTGTAATAGATCGTAACTTGCTCCTCTCTTTCTGTCCTTAACTGTTCTTCTAAAAATTTCAACGTCCATCTAATACCTCCAAATAATATCCACTTCTAAACTCCTGTTGTGTGAACTGTCCATAGGCTAAGGAATAAAATACCGGCCTAGGATCTTCATACAATGGTGTTTCTATCTTACTGAAATCTTGTTCTGCCACTGGTAGGCATGGATTATCAAAGTTTGCAAAAACAGGCACACCATTTGTCAATGCTTTAATTGTGATCGAGCTGTTAAATGTCACAACAGCATGGACCTTTTCCCATTCAAATGGTTTACTTGGTTGATTGTTTTCGCTTTGTCCCGGTTGCATCTGGCCTTTATCGTCTATAACTGCTGGTGGGTTGTATGGTTTTTCTCTGATCACTAATTCTCTATCTGTGTGTTTCTTTAAAATATTTAATGTATCATCAAGCCAATTCTTCCCGTCAAACATTTCTGCCATGGCATGACTAGGCGGTACAACCAAAATATACTTGCCATTTTTATGGAATGGTTTTATATCATCTTTGAATGTGGCCTTGAATCTATCATCCGGTTTATGATCTTTAAATGTTTTGACATGCTGATTTTTTACACATCTCATCCAATACGGAGATTTTCTACTCTCCCCCCAGTATGGTCTATCTATGTAATAAAAGTTTTTTTTATTTTCTTGAGCCCATTTGTATACCAAATGAGTACCCCTCAGCACTCCCATGAATACTACCTTGTTACAGTTTTCGGATTGTAAAATATTTGTATGTGCAACTACATTTGCATTCATACCCATAGCGGCCGCTTCTACATATTTCTCAGTAATAGGCCTATTGGTTCTAACACCATAGTGCATTATCTAACTTCCTCCACATCATACATTTTTGCATAATGTCTTCTAAACTCTGCTATGATGTTAATACTCCGTCTGTGTAGTTTTGGATTAATTCTATTAGATACACTATGCACTGTATTGGCATTACAATTACAAAACATTACAAAGGTGTTTCTTTTGTAGGGAACTGTTGTGTGTACATCGCCTAAATCTTCTGCATAAACTTGTCTGCCGCCTTTCATGTCTACCTTTTTAACATCATTCTTCACAGTGTGTATTTGAAAATCACCTCCTGTGCTATCGTCGTCTTTGTACGGCATGTAAAGTAATCCAGCAAACATTTCCATAGGATTGTCGATATGTGCAGTACGAGAAGTAGTTTGTGTAATTGGTTTGTGCATTACAACTTGGCAATCACTCCATAAATTTATTTCTTTTCCTGCCCACCCTCTTGCACCGAGGTTATGTGGTAAGTCATGCATGAGGTCAGTTAGTTTTGGTTTGTTTTCTAGCCAAGGCTTGAACAACTCAAACACTTCCATAAACCATTCCGCTGAAGTGTGATACTTTGCAAATTCTCGCCATGTCTCTGATTCGAACAAAGGATCAAGTAATTTGTCTGCTTTCATTCTATAACATATGTTGTTGTCAAAAGGTTCTGTGGCAAGAAGTGTTTTCTCTGGAAATTCTTTTTCAAGTTTTTCATAAAGATCCCAAGGTAATGCTTCTTCAATTACCACATGTGGATAAGGATCTGTTATTAGTTTTGGTTTTTTGTTCAACAAAGAATACATGCTTTTATTATACTTTTAATTAATCTAAATGTCTAATTAAATCTGGAATATTGACATTGAAATCTATTAGATCATTGAATCTTTTTACTCCTTTTGGTTTGGCTTTTCCTTGGGTGGTTATAGGAACAGTATCAGTGATATACAATTCATGGTTTAATCCTAAATGGTGTGATAGTACAGGGTATACTTTTTTGTGTATCATTTTTGCATCTTGCATTTCAATTACCTTTGTACCTTGCCTACACCATAATAGATTTACAAGCCCAGCACCATGTGGTGCTAAAATATGACTAGCACTTGCAAAGGTTTTTATTTGATCTGCTATTGAAAGTTTTTCTAGTGCAACAGACTCCCATCCTTTCAATGCTAACAACAGATCATTATGATTTTTTACCTTACGTGTGACTGCACCTTGTCGTTGTATGTAAATTTTTCTATCTCTAGTTTCGGGAACTTCATACCTACCTTTTATGTGTCGTAACCACGGAATTAGATGTGGTGTAGTAACTCCGTCGTCATGGTTACTCATAGACGGTACCAGCAGATGTTGAAACCTCCATACCTCTCCTTTAGGCATCACTTCATATTTCAATTCCGGAAATAATTCTTTTACGACTTTGTCGAAGTACTTGCTTCTATTTGGCAAAATATAAACATACTTGGCAAAATTAGTACTCCATCTTTTCTCTAATAATCTAAATTTTGAAATGACATCTATCCAGATGTGCCATGGATTTTCTGCACTGGCCTCGTCGATTGGCAACCATACAAACTGGAATGTACCGTTGAATTGTCTTGTTATTGGTGGTAAGGCAATATCAATTTCTTCATCCCAATGGTTCCATAGACCGTGTTGTTTTCCTTTGTGTTTTGTTTTATGCAATAATGGCCATACATGGTCTGTTATCATGTGTCTGTCCTCTGTCAACAACAAAGGCAAGGTATGAACAGAACAATTTTTAAATTCTGCAACAAACGTAGGTAAACTATGGAAATGACTTTTTGCATCTTTGTGGTATTTGACATCAAATGCATACTCATGGTCCACTGTTTCGCCTCGTTCAAGGAAGTATTTTAGGCTGGTAATATTTTTAACTGTTTGCATTTCTAATAATTATACTATAAAATAGTCATATGTCCAAATTATTTTCCAATGGTTGTAGCTTCTTAGGTGCCCGTCCTAAAGATAACGTTGATACTTTTGTAACAAAAATCTTAGCCGATGAATATAATTTACAACTATTTAATCTTGCTATGGGAGGTAGAGGAAATGATAGGATCAGTTTTACTACCAAATTATGGTTTGAGCAAAATAGCAGTAAAGATACCTTTGCAATAATTGGGTGGTCAAGCTCTCACAGGAATGATTATGTAACCAACGACGGCTGGAAAAAGGGTAGGATACCAGATAGCGAGTTGACATGGCGAACATGGAAAACATTAGACAATGTAAGTTTTATAAGGCACAACCAAGGCTGGGATATTGAAAACAATGCAATTATGTCATTCCTAGATAATGTATTTGATTTACAAAATTATTTTGAAAGGAAAAAAATTCCATATGTAATGTACAATGCTTTGCCAAATGATTTCCGAAGCGATGTAAGTGATTTTGAAGTCATAGCAAGATCAATTAATATGAAAAGATTTTTTAGTCCTAATGTCAGTCATTATGAATTTATTGCCGATAAAAAATTAATTGTAAGTCCAAACGACCCACATCCGTCTGCGGAAGGTCATTTAGAATGGGCAAAGTTATTAAAGGAATTTATAGATGCTAACAATCTACGCACCATATAACAACAAAAAATCAAAAGCATGGGAGGTGTTTGACGGTGTACAAAAATCTTGGCCGGAGCAGGTAAAGACATTAGATAATTCTCAGGAAATTGATCCTGTGCCTAATAGTATGTTTTGGGGATTTGTAAATAACAATCTACCACTTGTAAAAAAATTAGAAGCTCGTAAGCATCAGTTTTGGTTCACAGATACTCCCTATTTTGGAAGATTTGATAACAACAATCTTAAACCTGACAATCATTATTGGCGTATCTGCAGAAACAAAATTCATGCATCGTACATCAAGATGTGTAAGTCGGATAGATTTGATAAATTTGGAATTAAAATTAAAGCACCCAACTTCAAAGGCAGACACGTGTTGGTATGTCCTAGCTCGGCAGGCATACACAATTATTTAGATAAACCAAATTGGACCAGCGACATTGTAGAACAAATAAAAAGATACACAGACAGACCAATAAAAATTCGACACAAGCCTAGGGGCAGAGGAACGTCGGGACCGAGTGAAGCAACGGTTCCCTTATCAGAAGATCTCAAAGACGCTTGGGTATGTGTAACAAGTTGTTCTATAGCGGCCGTTGAGGCACAATGTATGGGCATACCTGTAATATGTGATGAGAAAAGTTTTGCCAAAGAAGTTGGTGGACAAGAACTTGCAGACATTGAAAATCCATTCTTTGTTGGCTGTGAAGATTGGCTTTACAGTTTGGCCTATCAACAATTCACACCGGAAGAAATTGAAAACGGTAAAGCAGTTGAAATATTACTAGACAAAGGTTTACTATGAGCATAGAACAAATTAATGGTGTATGGGTACCAAGCAACGACATACATATCGCAGAGTGGAGAGCTGGCAAACCTTTCACACAAAATAAATGTTTGCTACGTTTTATCGAACACTGTGAATCAGAAAACAAAAAATTTAATCATATTTTAGATATAGGAGCATGGGTAGGCACATGGAGTATAGCAATGAATAAATTTTGCGGAAGGGTAATTGCATTTGAACCAGACGCTTTACATTATGAATGTTTAGTCAAAAATGTTCCCGACAATGGAGAGACACACCAACTTGCAATAGGATCAGAAAAAAAATTAATATCACTGTCCGATGACAATTTTACACAAAGCAAACGTGTTATGGGAGAAGGATCTATTCCAATGGTCACTATTGATAGTTTGGACCTAGACGATATAGATTTAATTAAGATAGATGTAGAAGGTTATGAAATGGAGGTATTGAAAGGTGCAGAAAAAACCTAACAAGAAGTTCAATACATTATGATTGAATTGAACAACAACACAAAAAAATATGGCTCGAGCAACGGTAAAATAGAAGAGTATCTAGAGTCGCTAGGATTCAAATCTCTTATTAAACAATGGCCAGATCAAGTATTTCGCAAAAAGTAGTAATTTAAATACTAAAAATGAAAATTTTTATAACAGGTGTCGCAGGATTTTTAGGATCTCATTTAGCAGATTTAATGCTGTCGGAAGGTCATACTGTTGCCGGTAATGACAATATGATTGGCGGCTATACAGATAATGTTCCTCAGAATGTAGAGTTCCATCAAGTGGATTGTTGCGATTTAGAAAATATGACCAAAGCCATGGAAGGGTGTGACATAGTATATCATACTGCCGCTACGGCTTACGAAGGACTATCAGTATTTTCACCTGTGCTTGTTACACGAAATATATTTGAAGCATCAGTCACAACTATTACGGCGGCCATAAGAAACAAAGTAAAACGTATTGTATATTGTTCTAGCATGGCAAGATACGGACATCATGATGAGATGCCATACAAAGAAACTTACGAGTGTCGTCCCCAAGATCCATACGGTATTGCAAAGAAAGCCGGCGAAGATGTGTTAAGAAACTTATGTGAAACACACGGAGTAGAGTATGTTATCGCTGTGCCACACAACATTGTTGGCCCAAGACAGAAGTATGACGATCCATTTAGAAACGTGATGTCAATCATGTTGAACAGGATGTTACAAGGTAAGCAACCAATCATATACGGAGATGGCAAACAGCAAAGATGTTTCAGTTATATTGATGATTGTTTGTATTGTTTGAATGCACTTGCGTTTCAGGATAATGTTGTTGGAGAAGTTATCAACATAGGACCAGACGAAGAACCTATAACAATCAATGAGTTAGCAGAGGCCTGCGCCAACGAAACAGGACTTAACCTAGATCCTATACATCACAAAGACAGACCCAAAGAAGTCAAACTAGCAGTGTGTTCATCAGACAAAGCAAGAGATTTATTAGGTTATAGCACAGCAACAAACATGCGACAGTCAGTTAAAAAAACAGCCGAGTACATAAGAACCAGAGGCACAAAAAAGTTTCAATATCATTTACCATTAGAAATTATCAATGACCAAACTCCGGATACTTGGAAGAACAAGTTGATATGATTTCTTTTTGTTGTCCATCGAGAGGCAGACCAGAACTAGCAAAGAGACTAGTAGATACTGCTACTGCAACACAAAAACATGATACAGAATTTTTATTTTATCTCAACAACGATGACGAAAAATTAGAAGAGTACAGAGACTTACTAGACGAAAAACACTATACAGTAGGACCAAATCAATCCACTTGTTTAAGTTGGAACTTGATGTGCGAGAAAGCATCTCATGATATTGTAATGCTAATGGGCGACGATGTGCAAGTGCAAACGCAAGACTGGGATCAGATGATGTATGACGAGTTTGAAAAATACGAAGACAAAATATTAATGATTGTACCTACAGACGGAAAGCCAAAAAGTATTGCAAAGTATGGTGATAAGATGAAGTTGTGGGGAGATCAACCACTAGCGGCTCCTCATTTTGCAGTTCATAAGAATTGGGTCAACACTCTCGGTTATCTTGCTCCTCCACACTTTTGGCATTTTTACGTAGATACCTATACTCAAAAAGTTGCACGAAAGATCAATAGGTGTTTGTATATGCCATCTATTGTGTTCAAAGCAAAAAAAATTATAAACGATGACGCAGGTCAGCAAGTTAGAAAAATGTTCAGCATCAACGAAAGAGATGATTTTGTATGGACAAAAGTACGAGATAGACATCTAAATGCAGATGTTGACCTTTTAAAAACAAAAATTAATTAGCCGTGATAGAATGTGTGCTTGTTTGGTTTCATTATAAACAAGTTGAAAGTGATCCTATTTGATGTTTGATCACTCTCGTATGAGTGCCAGGTTTTCCCTAATTCGCCACAAAATATAAAAGTACTGTTTGGTTTCCATTTAGCTTCTTTTACGAAACTGTTGGCATTGCCTTCTGTATACATTTTAGTACCAACATTTGTTTCTGGTGTAACGTAAGTTACTGCACTCCAAATTTTACCGGGACTTTCTTGATGGATATGGAATTTGTAAGGTAATGGAGGAGTTATAGAAATGTGAGCGTTCAATCCAAGTTTGTTGTACCATCGATGGCTTGGATTAATTTTCATACATAAATCTTTAGCTTTTGGTAGAACTTTTTTTGCAATATCTTCAACCTCGTCGTATAGATCAATATTAAATTTTTCAAAGTCTTTTGGATATACATGGAACGGAACAGGTCCGTCATACTCTAGATTTTTCTTATCGCCTGTTGCAAAGTCTTTAAAATTTAGAAGATGCTGACAACTTTGGTTAAACTTTGTAAAAAAATCTTCAGGGAAAGAATTTTCTATCTCTTGATACGGCCATGGGTCTATACCAGTATCTGTTG